TCAAATTCTTCTCTTCTCCACAAGTTCTGCATATTCTATTAGACAGCAATAAATGTCCTAACTTTATTTGCTTGTCTAATTCCATTAAGATAAGTATTCCCACATATATGATTTATCACCATACTCATCTGCTTGAAACCATCTATCTCCATCGTCATCAACAAAACTTTCCTCTCCCATTCCATCATCCATAAAACCAAAGGGAGCCATGTCCTGTTCAATTTGATTCTTTTGTTCTTCGTATAATCTTTTTCTTACGTCCTGATCTGTAAGTTCTTTAAAATAATCCTGTGCAACTAACCATGCATATATCACAAGGCACATAGCAAGGTCATCATTACATCCCTCCTCTGCCTCAAACGAGTTTGCTTTCTGAATAAAAGTCGTAAGTTCATTTAATATATCATAATCAGTAAACAGAAGTTTATTTTCTTCTATCAAAGTTTTTAAGTTAAGAGAACCCACCTTCTTAACTGTCTTAGACATCTTAAGTCCAAGTTGAGTTTTCTTACCAGAGAATCCTTGTCCTACTATTTGCCCAAAGTTTAATATAGATGCTACCTGATCTCCTACATCATTTACTTCACATAAAACAAATGCATCATTATACTTTGTTCCAATATCTTGAATGATACTTGGAAACAGCATGGGTTTGATTTCATTGTTCCTATACTTGGCTACCACTGCATGAGGAAACTCAGTTATATCTACCACTATAAAAGCTGAATAGTCTTTTGATACACCTCTTGCTACATCAACTGTAATTACATAATCATGACCTTTTATAGGATCAACAAAGACATCCAAACCACCACCAGTTCTTGATGGTTGTTCATATATAAGTGTTCTTAATTTACTTGGTGCAATCAGAGTATCAACAGATCCTAAGAACTCACACTCAAACTCAATCTTAAACTGTTGTTCAGATGTGTTTGCAATCGTTTGTCTCTTCCATTCAGAGTCTCTACCTGGAACTTCTGACCAATGAACATCAGTTGGCACATATTCATTTTTACCTTTTTCTGCGTCGTGCCAATACCTATAGAAATGATTCATCCCGTGAGGGGTTGAAACCATTATGACTTTTGTGCTTTTACCAGAAGTAATAGTAGGATAAACACTAGCAAAGAAAGACTCAGCGATGTGATTGGGAACAAAAGCAAATTCATCCAAGAATAGGATGTTAAAAGACATACCCCGAACAGCACTAGCAGAAGTCGAAGCTGCCAAGATTTTACTACCATTTTCTAACTCCAATGAACCTTTATTCCATGATATGATTCCTTGCTGCATCCATTTAGGCAAATTCTCATAAGCCGTCTGCAATCTACCCAGTAAGTCTCTGGCAGTTGCTGCCTTGTTTGCAAGAATACCAATGTTTACATTATCGTTAAACACTGCATAATGTAAAAGATAGGATACCGACGTTGTAGACTTACCAGTCTGTCGAGGCATCTTACAAATATTAAATCTATTAGCGTGAAAATTTTCTATTAATCTTTCTTGAAAATCATAAGGTTTGAAAGGGACAAGGCCCTCATCCAAACTTACAATTTTTACATGCTGTTTTGCAAAGTATACAGGATCCTGTTTACAAGCCATGAACTCAAGGATTTGTTCTTGAGTAAATTCTTGAGCAACATTGGCCTTTTTTAAAAGCGGATTACCTAAGTAAACATCATCCATAGTACACCTCCTACATCATTTCGTATTTGCCAAATTTTTTATCGTGTTCGATTGTTTTTCTTTGTAGTTCTAATATTTTTTCTAAATTTTCTACTTTCTT